GCGACCGAGCAGCTCAAGGATATCAGCCTCCGCAATATATTCGCAGGCAGGTACTTTAACGACCATATGAGCAGACAACGGTAAGTCCTGACGAAACGTTACGTCAGTACTATCCGAAAGCCGCCATATATCGTTAACTTGCACCAGGAGCTGTACTCCCTGCTTTGATGGCGGGAAGTACGCAGGATTAATGCCGGTGTTTGCGTAAACATCAGCAACCTCCTTATACGCTAAGCGTATACGCTCCTGGCGGTCGAGCGGACTTGTAATGTTCGCTAGTACCGCTTCTTGAGGCGTACCGCTCTTACACCGAAATTGTGAGGCATACACGAACCCAGCAATGGGCAGTGTTTTGCCAGACACTTGCGATGCAGGATCGTAGCCTTTAGAAATTGATATCGTCATGAGTTTGTGCCCCCTTTCAAAGGTACCGCGCTTTAAAGACGCGGCGTTGTGCTAGATGCACATCGTGGAGAAACTAATGTCTGCGATTTGCAAGCATTAGCGACGCTCCAGCAACTATCCAGTTACTGGGGTCTACCATATCAAAATTGAACACGGGGTCAGGAAAGTTAATATCTAACTTTCTCGTATAGACGACGCATTCTAGTTCACCAACAAGTCGATGAACAGAGGTGTTAAACAATGATTCAAGTTGAACCACTGCAGAGTGTCGGTCCGAGTACAGTATATACTCCAAACCATATCTGTTTTTATATAGACAGTCGTCTACTAAATCCAGATTTGGTCCTATGGAGCAAAACCAATCGACCACGAAACTGAATGGAATGAGATCCCAACCCTGAGATAAACCCGGGTGTAATCCCAAACTCTTCAAGCCTAAAAGAACCTGATTAACAGGCTCTTTGTCAGGTTTGACAGAGAATTTCTCAGTATGTGTGCTAGTATAATGTATACCAGCAACATCACACTCAGACCTTTCAGTTCCGTATAGCACTTGTCTAGTTGTCCAATCATCAAGTGAGGACAGTAACTTTAGAATATTCTCATATTCATGGAGTATATTCTGTCCATCCTTTAGATTAGTACGATAGACGTAACGATACCAGAGGTAAAATTCAGCTGATCCTTTAAGGATTGCTCCAATTTTTCCAGCTTTGATCTTATCTATATCAGAAATGACGGGAAACTGCTTACGCAGATGCCGCCATTGAGATATATTTTCGATCATGTTGGAATCTAGTATCGTAAAACCATCGTCAAGTGCACGCTTAATGATAGACCATCGGTCGAATTTCGGTATCCATACCGTATTCCCCCATAGCCTAGCCATTTCGCGGCAAATGTCGTTGGCAATTGACTGACGCTGGAGTTCGTTTGGTCCGGTTGTAAACGGATTAATCTGATACCCATAGCCAGTCAAAGTGCTACTACTCTCCGAATAGAGAGACCATGGACCGAGGTGGGCACTAACTCCCACTCCAGTGACTGTAGCCCTGTACACTTTCTTGGTTGCATACCATGCAACTTGGACATGTGTACCGCGTACTCGTACAACGTCGGATAGGGTAAGTTGGACAAAAGTCCTTTCTTGCCATCCGGCAGACGATCGCTTATTCCAATTGATATTCGACGTTTCCGTTGAATATTTTATTTCAATTGGATAGAGCTGCAGTGCACCATACTCTCCAGTAAGAGGGTTGGTCGTTCCCCATTTCCGATAATTTTGTTGACCACTCTCATTCCCAAAGGGAGTGTTAGAGGTAACATCGGAATGGCCCTCAAATACCGTCCTAATGGTATTCGGTAAAACCGAGTAACCAGAAGTTGGGTGGAGGAGACCACTGTTAGAAGAACCCCAAAAAGTCGGGGTTGTTGTCTGGTTATCGAAGTTGAAGACAGGTAACGCTCCATCACGGGGCGGACTGCTTCCATCGATATTTCGACAACGTAATACAGGAAACGTGTGGTTATAATGGACTTTTGTTGTTGTTGATTCAGATACGTCATAAATGACGAAATTATCTTTATTCGACACACAAACTCCATTTCCTTTCACGTTATAGTGTAT